GGTTTCATCGTAATTAAGCAAGAAGGAGAAACTGATGAAATAGAAGAAGAAAATGCTCCTGGTTTTATTGCTGAATCTGTAGAAGAAAAAGAAGATATTCCTGATATGCCAATGGACGATAAAGTAGAAGACATATGATAGAGAGAAGCAAACAAGTCGTAATAGACAGCTTAACTCATACCTATACACATTTAGAAACCGGTCTTAATTTAAGGTCGGTTTCTAAGGTATATGGAGAGTTTATAGAGCCATTCGATTCAGAAAGAATAAGTTGGATGGTTGCTAGAAAAGGTTTAAGATTGGAACTTGATCCTATGTGGTCAAAAGGTGGTCCAGAACCTTCTGAAGCTGCTATATTGGAACGTCAGAGCATTATATTAGGCGAGTGGGATGATAAGGCTAGAAACGCTAGTGAGTACGGTACTGAAATACATTCTATATGTGAAAACATAATGAATGATGTTCAGGTTGATGATAAGCATCACCAATTAAAAATGTTGCTTAATGCAGAGTATGCACATTATCATAAGAAGTTTCCAGAACTAATTGTACATTCATTAAAATGGGGTGTAGCCGGAACAGTTGATAATCCACTTATAAGACAAAGATCAGATAAATCTGTAATTGATATTGATGATTTCAAAACTAATATTGAAAAAGGAATTGTATTTGATTCTATTAAACTATTGGAAAATCATAAACTAAAACATTACAATCGTTTTATGTTAGATCCAGTAGAACATCTTGAAAGCTGTAACTATAATCACTATGCAATACAGTTAAGTATGTATGCTGTATTAATACAGGACATGTTCCCTACACATAAAATAGGCAGGTTAACTCTTACATTCATAAAGAGAAGTGATAATGATAATTCAAGATTTACTTATGAAATAGAGAGAATACCTATACCATATCTAAAGCATGAAGCAATAGCAATACTTAATGCTTATAATAAGAAATACCCATTTAAAAGAAAAGCAAAAGTTAAGAAAATTGAAGAAGCATTTGACCCTGACGATTTTTAATATATCTTTGTAAATGATTTTTGTTTAACTGATTACTTTTCTGCATTTTTATCCTCTTGATTAATTTCAGGAGGATTTTTTTTTGACATATGCAACGAATTTTGTTTTCTTTGTAGAAAATATCTCTCTTATGCCCGGTGTATTTACAATAAATAGTGGACATACTGCCATACTTTCTAATGATGCAGTTAAACTTTGTCCTTCCCTTACAAAACTTACGAAAGATCAGGTTCTATATATTATTCTAGCATATGACTATATCGATAGTCCATGGAGAAGGTTTCCTTTAGAGGATCGTAAGCGACTTGCTAAACGTAAAATATGGAATGATAAGCAATTTATTCCTGAAGACTTTAAAAAGATAGTTGCAGGTATTGAAGAATATAAAGGATTGATCTATGATGTTGAACGAGAACAAAGAGATGTTCTTTTAAAAAAGTTAGATTCATTAAATAATGATTTTATAAAGGAGTCTGATACTGAAAGACTAACTAAGATAATGAAATCACAAGATCTAATTCAAAAAAGACTTGATGAAATTGATATAAAGATTGATATAAAGGAAGAGAAAATAAAATTAAAAGCAGGCAAGCAATTAAGCTACATAGAACAATTCCAAAGAAACAGAGCAAAGTTTGAAGAGAGAATGAATCAAATAATGGAAGAAAAAGATGATAACTCTTGATCAAACAGAATATAATTATCACCCGATAATAAAACAGATAGGATTTGATCCTTCACCAATAGCAGGTAAGATACCTTACTGGGCTGATTCGGTTTCCAATAGAAAATGCATAGGAACAAAAGCATGGGAAGACTTTTGGCTAGAACAGTTCTATTACTGTCTACATGGCTATGATACAGGTGGAATACATATTCCGGGACCATACTACTATTACCTGAACTTTAATACAATTAAAGGCTTACATGGTACTATATACCCACACTTTCTAGATGTTCACCACAGGTTGTTTACAATACGTGAAGAGATAAAGAAAGATGATAGTTTAGTAGGTATGATAATTCCAAAAGCACGTAGAAAAGGATTATCATTATTTGGTGATGGACTATCAGCATGGGGAATGAGATTTATTACTGACTATAGAATGGCAGTTGCAGGTGGTCTTGAAAGATATGTTAATGGTTTCCGGCAGAAACTATATTTATCATTTAATAATGTACCTCCAGAGTTATCACTTAATTTTTTAAGAAAGAATAGTGAAGAGCTTTCCATTGGTTATGAAGAATTAATTAATGATCAATATGAAGAAGTAATAAATGCAATAGGATTATTTAAGACACTACAGGATAAGGCTACAAAATTAGAAGGTGAATTTTTCCATGATGTATTTTTCGAAGAGATGGGTGAGTTTGAAAATTCTACTCCTGCATATGAATCAATCAGACCTGCATTAGAAATTGGTGAACAAACAAAAGGAACTTTTTATCTCTATGGAACCGGAGGAAATATGTTAAAAGGATCAGGACCATTTAAAGAATTCTGGCATAACTATGACTCTTATGGTTTAGTAAGATTTTTTATAAATGGTGCTAGATACTATTTTCCATATTATCATGGAGCAATAAATGGAAATGGAGAAGATGAATCAACAACACCTATTCTAGATGTTAAGCATAAAGGTTTAGATAAATCACAGTTACTTGGATGTGAAGATGTACAAGCAGCAACAGAATCAATTAAGACAGAAAGAATAAAAAGAGCAAAGAATCCTAATAAGAAATCATTAGCAATCTGGAATCAAAAATATCCATTAACAGTAGAGGAAGTGTTTACTTCATCAGGGTTTAACAATTTCGATAGTGATATGTTATATACCCAACAATATGTAATAGATTCTAACGAAAGAAAGTGGACAGAATATATTCTAGAATTTGTAAAAGATAAAGAAGGTAATATAGTTATGCCACTTAAAGTAACTGCTCGGCCTGCTAAAAATACCGATAAAGATTATGATAAGGTTCAAATATACAGGCACCCGGAGAAAGCATACAAGGATCTCGATGTAGGTGGTATAGATGGCTATAATGAAGACTTAACACAAACAAGTAAGTCATTAGGTGCATTTGCTGTTATAAGACGTTACGATGTACTTATGAATGCTGAGAAGGAACATAATGTTAAAACTGTTGTGTGTCATTATATGGGAAGACCTCCACGTAAAGAATTATTTTGGAACATATGTTTAATGATTTCAGTTTATTATGGGTTATTTAAAAATACAATGATTTCTGCAGAGAGTGATTTAGTTATTCAGCACTATAAAGATAATGGTGGAAAAAGATATTTATCTCCAAGACCAAAAGCATTTGATTCAAAAGATTCAAAACAGATGCATGACTTTGGTGCGAAGATGACAACATTTTCAAAACCTAGAATGATAGGTTTACTACAAACATTTGTTTTAGATTCCATAGCAACATGTTTTTTTAGCGAAGTAGTTATAAATTTCCTGGCATATGATTATGAAAATATAGGAACTGACTGGGATAATGTCGATGCTATTGGTTTAGCTTTAATGAGAATTGCAGATATGCGAAGAAAACCTGAAGAAGAAAATGATACTAAAAGTTATGAAGAAATGATGACAATAAGTTCATTTGACATAGTAGATGGAAACGTAGTTGACAAGAATGATATTAATACAATTGAAGGAGAAAATAACTTTTGGAATAATTAAAATTTGACTTATTCTTGTATTTTTGTTTTTTTTGTATTAAATATTAGACAAAATGTTCCCTTCAGTAGCTACAAAAGAAAGTGAAAAGACTAAAACCAAGAATCAGGAATTTATTGATTCAGCAATTGAGTTTCATCAAAATAATGCACAAATAAGGGATTCTGTTATAAGTACCCTATATAATTCCTACAATGGAATAGTAAGAACAGATACTAAAAAACTACTAGAAAAGAAATTTGGTCAACAAATATCTACTCAATTTATCGACTATAAACTTGGTCACTCTAAAATAAAATTACTAAAAGGTGAATTTCTTAATATTGAGTTCTCTCCTAAAATAGCATCTATTAATCCTGATATATTAGATAAGCGAATTGATTTTGCTAACTTAATTAAGGGTGCATCTTCGATGAAGAAATTTCTTACTGCATTAAAAAGTGAAGAAGGAATAGATCCAATGAACGGAATAGATGTTCCAGAACCTGATGATCCTTCATTACAAGACAGGATGTTTCCAAAGACTGCAAATGAAATTTATATGCAGTATGTAATTAATGATAAGATATCAACACAGAACCTTAAATTAAAAGCACAGAACACATTCATGGACTTAATTATAGTAAGTGAGTGCCATGGTGTTATCGAAAGAGATGCATATGGAGAAGATGTGTTTAGAATAATAAATCCAAAAGATGCAATATTCCAAGAAATAACTGATGATCCATTTGCTTCCGATTCTCCATTTAAGGGAGAGAGAAAATTAATGTATGTTAAAGACATAATAACTAACTTTCCTAATCTAGGTAAGAAAGAGATTGAAAGAGTAAAGGCTATGACTGAAAGCTTTTCCAATCAGGATGAAAAAGGTTTTAGATCTATTAATGGTATTCCGGCAGTAGAAACTTTCAAGATACAGTGGAAAACAACAAAAGCAGAATATACTAAAGTTTCTAAATCAAAGAGTGGACCTGATTACAGAAAGACAATAAACAGTGATGATTACAAAAAGAATAAAGAAAAATATAATAAGGATGTTAATTCAGGTAAATATAAAATCGAAATAAATTATCATGATGATTTATGGGAAGGTACTAGAATAGATGAAGATATCTATACTGATATAAAACGTACTGATTCACAAATTCACAGACTTACTAAAAATAATAAATATCGTGCAGAGTATGATTATGTAAACTTCTTATTCGGAACAGTAGATGGTGTTCGCATGAGTTTACAGGGATTAATAAGTAGCCTATCAGAGGTGAACAATATCATAATGCATATGATAGTTCGCGAACTAAAGAAGATAAAAGGTAAAGTATTTGTTTATGATGAAGCTATAAAGCCAAAACATAAAACAATGAAAAGTATCTTCTATGACATTACTGAAGATGGAATACTTACAATTAATTCAAGTGCAGATGGTAACTTCTCAGGTACCGATGTTCAAAATGCAGTTAACTTAATACAGGAGCTTGATCTTGGACTATCAAGTAGCTTTGAAGTTCTTATACGTCTTAAAAATGATATTGAATATACGCTTGATAGAGTAACAGGTATAAATGAAAGCAGAGAAGGTCAGAGTCCTACTTCTCAAACTGCTACAGGAACAATGCAGAATATTGAAGCTTCAAGATCTATAACAAGAGATCTATTCTATGCACATCAAATATTTATGAATAAAATATTCTCATTACTTGCTGAAAAAACAAAACTTAATGAAGAGTACCTTGATTCAAACAGAGCTAAAATACTTCTCGGAAATAAAGGTATAAAATTTATTAAGGCCTCAAAAGAATTAATGTTTGATGACTTTGATGTTACATTTACTGATGGTGGAAAAGAAACTGAAATAAGAAATCGCATATCAAGGTATTTCGATGTTGAGATAAACAGTGGAAATTTAAGGACACAAGATGTTATTAAGTTTGATATGACTAAGAACCTATCAGAAGGAGTAAGGACATTACAGGCTGCATGGGAAGAAATAATGGATATCAAGCGTCAAGAAATGCAAAGCCAAAGTGAACAACAGCAACAAGCACAACAAGGTCAGAAACAAATGGCTGATGAAAATCGTGAAGATGTTCAGGCTCATGAAAAGGAATTAAAGCAAATGGAAATTGAAAGCAAGGAACGCATTAAGGGTGTTGAGTTAGATCAAAAAACAAGTGCTGATGATTTGAAAGCTGATACAGAAGA